TGAATACAAAGTTACGACCTGTGCCAGAGTCAAAGATGTGATTTCTACCAAATTGTCTGTGCAATTTTTTAACTTTTGCCAAAGTCCAACCTGTGTTGTTATGTTCAATAACGTTACCAACTTCGGTTGCTTTTGTTTCAATTGCAGTCTTAATCATATTGTCTTGTGCTCTTGTACAAGCCATTACTACAGACTCTGCAATTTTAGGCATTTCATCGTATGCCTGTACCTTTGTATCAAGGTCATCAATTGCTTCTGAAGCATACTTTTTAGAAAGTTTGACCTTGGTCGGTATTCTGTCTAAGTTCAAACGAGGAACTTTTGCGCCACGTTCTTTGTCCTTAGCTTCGCCTTTACCTAAACGGTAGAAGGTTTCTTCTGTTCCGTCAGTTTGTTTGCTTCTGACGCACTGTCTTAATCTGCCGCCTCTGTCCTGATATACCAATTTACATTGGTCGTCAAAGGCAACTTTAAAACTGTTTGGAATAGTTGAGTCAGCCATTGTGGTTCTCCTTTACCTTAATTTAATAATAACGCTTGTGTCCTATTTCACGGTATCCTTTCGGGCGCTACATCAGACTAAAGTGTTCAGAGGCGATGTAAATCGGTATCTCTTACTTACTGCTCTTTATACAACATATCCGCACGTTGCTGAGTGAGCTGCTCGTATTTGCGCTTAAGTGCCGGGTCATTTTGCCAATTCGGCGTTCTTAAGATTTTGAATGACTCAGACTCTAAGTCTTCTAATGTTGGAGGTGTATAACCTTCTCCATTAAATTGTCTTGAGTCACCTTGCAATCTTTTTGAGAGTTCATAAAAATCTCTCACAAGTTTTGCATTATTTCCTAAGCCAGTTGCATCTAAATAGTCCAGAGTGTCTTGCGACAAAATTGCTCTCGCTGTATTCATTGCAATCTTAGTCTTAGCTTGATAATCTCCACCCCACATTTGCTTAATTTCTTTGACGTTTGTCTCATGAAGTTCAGCTAAGCGAGTTTGAGTTTCTTTTTGATTTATTTTATAAGCATTTTCAACTGCTGTATTATAAAATTCTCTTAACTTCTGAGCTTGAGTATTGTTCAAACCAATTTCATAAGCTAAATCTCTATAGCCTCTATCTAATTGTTTGTCAATTTCCCATCCTTCAGGAAGCTTATCCTCAAACTTGTATTCATCTGCTGAAGTTGGTCTTCCTAATTTATCATAGAAAGCATTCCAATCATCTTGAGTTGAAGTTTCGTTTGGAATTGATATAGAATTTCCTAAGTGACTTACTAAAGACTCATGGCCTGCCATAAAATCTTTAACATTGTTGTACTTTGTAAAATTCTTATTGTTTGCATATTGTGGATAATCTTTCAAAAAATCAGACATTGATGTTTGTTCTGAAAATTTTAAATTCAGGTCTCCACTACCTGTGTTGCCATCTCCTTGGCCTTGCCCTTGTCCTGCACCAAAGCCGCCTTGTCCTTGTCCTTGGCCTTGATTTTGTCCTTGTCCTTCACCTTCTCCTGGCATAAAAGTTCTCCTTATTCTTCAAAGTTATCTTGTACTTTGCCTAAAAAGTCATTTGCGTCACAGCAAGTATATGCCAACATGTGTTGTACGACTATTCGCATACCATCATTCATAAACTGTTCTCTATCAGTTTTTGCTTCAGGCGTTCCAATAATATGGAACCTATTCATATAGTCTTGTAACAATTCTTGCCCAGCTTTTGTGCCAAAAACTTCTTGGTGAAGCTGTGCTAGTTTTTTGTTATAATGGGCATTATCGCCTTTTTTTAGCCAACTTTTTAGACTCATAAATATATTATATAATAAACTAGCCATTAGCTGCAGCTTCCGCCTCAGCACCGGCGCCCATTTGTTCACCTATCTGTGAGAACAACTGTTCTGTCAATTGTTCACCACCTGGGGTATTACCAACTTTTTGACCAACATCTGCCATAGCACCCATCTGTTGCATTGCCTGAGTTTGTTGCTGTTGTTGAGCTAATTGAGCTTTTGCTTGTTCGTATTCACTTTGTGATACAATATATTTTGTAGGAAGTCCTAATGCTTTTGCTCTATCTACTTCCATTTGTACCATATCAAACCTCATTAAATAATCTTGAGCAGCTTGTGGGTTTAATTGCATAGATTGAGCTATAGACATTTTAACTTGGTCTATAACCTGAACGTCTACTAGTCTCTGCGCCCTAGCTAGAGGAGAGTCATACACAATTTTTAATGACCTTGTAGAATACTTTTGTCTTTCTTTGGCTTCTTGCTTAGGTGTTTGCTTTTTCTCTTTCTTAGATTTTTTACCTAAAGCTTGTTCTCTCATTTGGTCAAAAGCTTCTTTTGGTCTACCACTAAATGTTTCATTATCTGCATTCTCAAGTAATGCTTGAGGCGGTGGTGGTACTTCTCCTTGTCTTATAAGTATACCCAAAATTCTGTTAATCATAGGTTCAAATAATTCAAGCTCTAAACGGCCTTGCCATGGCCCCATAAGTTGCATTTGTATTTCAGACCTTTTTTGAACTTCAGTTGCAGTCATCTCTGCATTAGTTCTTAAATATAATTGGTCATTATAGAAAATTTCTTTAACTTTATTTTGTTGCAATTCAATATCTTTAGCTGTATATTGTAAATCACCTGCTACATTCAATGCTGTAATTCTACGGCCACCTTCATCCTGGTTCAAGTTTTTATAACCTGGAATAAGCTGAATAGGGTTTACATAAGCATTCAACGGAACGTCTAATGGCGGTCTTAATCGCATATTAGAACCATCTAATTGTAGCTTAGCCATTTCGTTAAGAGATTTAACTTCAGGAAGTGCAATCGTTGCAGGACCACGTCCATATAGCTCTCCTGCAAGTACTTCTAAACGAGCTACCGCATACGGCATCTCTGGGTAACCGCTTTCCTCAAGTAAAGTCTCACCTTCACATAAAATATAAAGAGACTCAAATGGCATATTAAGATTGTCAATTTTATCTGGGTCACGCTCCTGGCGAGGTGCGACCACGTGAAGTACCGTTGCTTTCGCATCAGGCTCTTCATCCATTTGCTGTTGTTTATCACGAGGTAACTTTCCCGGAAACTCTTGTTCAATTTGTCTAAGAGTCATCTCAAATTTTCTATATACTGTATCAACTACTCCACGGTAGTCTTCAGCAATATCTACTACATCAATAGGATAAGTTCTAAAAGAAACTCCGTTTATGGGGTCTTCTTGAATGAACAATACAGCATTACACAATGAAGTCAAATCACAATAAGTTTGATATAAAGCTCCTGTACCGCGCTTATTTATAACAGATTGTGTACGGTCACGCGCAATGTCAAACCACGTATTTATTTCTTTATCATTTTCAAGTTCTTCATCTACTGTTTCTAAAGTTATATAAAACCATTTTGAAGCGGGGTTTACTGTACGAGAATAAAGGCCAGCTGCTAATTTTTGTGCGGCATCTGCCCCTGTATTGTCATATATTTTCTTAGTCTTCCTGGCGCCTTCCTCTTCTCTACGAATAGCAGTTATTCTACCTGGACAAAAATAATCGGATAAATCTTGCCAAAGATTATCCCAGTTCTGTCGTTTAGATTTTAACTTCTGCTGTCTCTGTAAGTGCCATCTAATACGTTTTTCTGATACTGTCATTATGTTTATCCTAAACTGTTCTTTTTAAGATTATCTTCTGTATTATCAAGTACACCAGCTCCTGATGTCAATATCGTTTTTGAAGATGTTGTACCTTTTTGTTGACGCTCTTTTGCTTGTCTTGCTGCTTCATCAGCTTTAGCTTGTGACTCTGGGTCAATTTCAGGGTTCACTGGAGCAGCTTGCACTGCGGGTGTTTTCGGTGCCATAATATCTCCTATCCTAAACGTTGTCCACGCGTATCACTTAATAGACCAGCGCCTAATAAGTTTCTTTTATATTCAGGTTCATCTAAAACACCTTTACCTGATGTTAAAATAGTACTTTCAGATGACTCCACTTTATCTGCCATTGCAGCTTTCGCATTTTGTGCTGCTTCATTTGCAGCTTTATCACTATTCTCTACCGGCTTCTGTTCTGAAGTCGTTTTTGAAGCTGTTGATGAGCTACCGCCTCCACTTGACATATTTATTCTCCTTATTTCTCACAAAATAGTATTATGTATAATACTATTTTAATATAAACCAGTCAACTTTGCTCACAAAACTCACAGAGGTCCAGGAGATTGTTTTAAAATATATCATAGTCGCTGTTAGCTACATACTTATCTGAGCCTTCATGTGAATATACATTGTACTCACTGTACGCTACACCTGCTTGGTCAGCTAAAGTTTCTTCATCAAAATCATGTATGTGCTCTAAACCTACAGCTAAATATCTAAATGCGTCAGCTCCATGTGATGCCCAATTGTGCTCAGGTTTCTCTAAATATACCTTCCGCTTGTCGTCCCATTTCTTTGTATAGTTAACAAGACAGTCATATCCTGACATTGTATTCTCTTCATCAAATAAGCTAATTGCTAAAACTCTTCGTGCCGCTTCTATACCATCAGCAACGCCGAGTTTGGGTACTGGGTAAAATTTTACGCCCATACGCTTTGCATAACTGTATCGCGACTCTTTTGTGGTCAATTCTCTCTGTGTTATATCGTGTGGAGCTAAGTGTGTACCATACACATATTGGTAAGTTTTAATTTCTGTTATAACTTCTTTAAGTGAAGTATTAGTCCATTCCTTATAATTTATTATCCGTGGTGTATCATTGATAATCTGAAAAAACCAAATTGCCATTGCATCATCTAAACCTAAGTCCCATGCTGTATGCACTTTATAATTTGGATTGTATAAAACCTTTGTTCTACGGTCCTCGTTCTGAAGCTTTGTTAATTCTTTTGAGTAATATGCTCCCTGTAATGCTGCATTAAAATCACAATAGTATTCCTGTTGTGCTAATTCTTCTGACATACCTGTTGCTATATCATCAGCTATCATTTGGTCTGTAACTATGGGGCCCCATAATAATTCGCCTGTTTGAGGGTCAGTTAAAGGTTTTCCATCATCTCCAATCAATATCTTTGATGTATCATCTTTTGTGAGTAATTGTGCAAACCATTTATCGGGCTGCTCTTGCATCATTTTCATGGCATTTTTATACATATCGTAGCCATGGTTTCTTCCACGTGGTGTATATACAAAGATTGCCCATCCATTGTTTGCGTTCAAAATCGGTCGCACAAGGTTCCATGCTGATGGGTTTTGTAATGAAAATTCTGAAAAGATACAACCTACAGGGTTCGGACCTACAATAGAGTCTGCGTTATCTGTACCTATTACTTTTATCATTGACCCATTCTTAAGTTCAATTAACATCATATCATCACGTGTTCTCTTTATGAGCTCTTGTGGTATGGCGTCCCTGAACTTACGTCCATCATCTCTAAAGCCATCCCAAAAGATTTCACGACCTTGTTTATATTCCGGGAATACATACCAATACATTCCCACACGTTCGTGTGCTTTAACAACCATAGCATTAAGTGCTGTTTGGTCTTTTCCCGCACGTCGGTGCCATACGAGAATATTACGTTTTACATTCCTCATAACAATGGCGTCCCATGCCGGCAGCTGATGTGGCCACGGCTCCCACATATATGGTAGAGTTATGTTTATATTCTCATCATTACGCCTTACAACGCCATCTGCGCCAAGTTGTCTATGGTTAACCATTATTAGTCCTTCCTATGATTATGAAAATCTTTAATAATTTGCACATTGATAGTATTTCCACGTTTCTCATCTTTCTGTCGTGCCTCTTTATACTCTGGTGTATGAACATCAACCATCTTTGCCAGGAGGGAGTCTGAATAGACGCGCTCACGGTCTATTTCATTTCCTTCTCTGTCGCGGATAATTTTTTCTACACCTTCAACTGCGCGTTGGTGCATTGCTCTCTGCAAGCGTCCTTGATACATACCTAAAGCGTCTTCAATCTCTGCATCAAGTGCAGGAATAATACCTCTCATACGACGTAAGACGTCTGGTCGTACAGCCACACCATACTTCTCGCGTAGTTCTAATAATGCTGCTTGTAGAGTGCCATATCGCGATAGAGCTTCCATGAGTTTTGACCGATAAGTGGGGTGCAATATCTTTATGGCGTCATTATTTATTGCTGAAGCAGCCCGCGCCTTCTGTAATATCTGTCTCTCATAGAAAGCTTTATCTTCTTCATATTGTATAATACGACGGCGCTGCTCTTCTGTCGCCTCTTCTACTTCACGTTTGATTGCAGACTGTGGCTTTCCTTGTCTGATATTCCGTACGCCGCGCTCAGTGTCAAGAACAAGTTGAGCTCCTCCCCTGTCCGCCGCAACCAAAGAGTCGGGGGACACCGATGTTATCTCCTCAGCATAGCCTTCCATTATTTTTGCAGCTTTGTATAAGGTTGAGCCGACTTTTTGGGCGCCGTCATTCTTAGGCAATTCTACAATAGTTCCATCATCGAATTCCACATAAGAGTCTGGAGAACTCTTTATCTCATTGTCTGAGACAATTTCATCATTATCATTTTCAGTCATCTTTAAAGTTCCTATAATTATCCTATTATATAATTATTATACTACAATAATGCAGCTGGTAAATTATATGGTGATAATATAGTAATATACTATGGTAATAATATAGTAATATAATATAATAGTATATGAGTAGAATGGTTACGGCGCCCAGAGGTCTCAGAATATTGGTCGAATTCTAATAACCAGGAGTTTGAATATAAATTGGCAATGCGGTTGAAATTTATGCTTTTAACCTTGTTCCATGCGCGCTACCCATAGGACTGGTGGTATGTGGAGTGTATCTATATTATTGAATAAATCTCAGTTTATGCTTAGTCCATTTATAACCGCGGTGCTACACAGTGCGAACGCGGTGCTGCTCCAAAGTATTGCCGTTATTACGTTTCGACCTTCACGGCACTGCGGCACTGCAGCACTGTTACGAAATTTTTAAAATTTTTTAAAAAAAAAATTTGCTAATGTATTATATATTTGTTGCTGGTTAACAAAAATCGGCGAAAGTATTGTTATGATTGACTTTGGAGTGTTTTTAGTAGTGCCTAATTTTCGCAAATGCAATAAACCGCAAAAAGCACGGTGCTGCGGTGCTTTCGTTCGAAAGTATTGCTACGACTGCGTTTGGAGCCGATTGGCAGCACTGTCGCGCGTTTTTTGACGAGCACCGTGGCCCATAACGAGTCCATAAAGTGCTCGCATAAATTGACGAAATTTCACTATTAAATCGCTCTCCTGGTTGAGCGGAGGGCGCCGTTGACCAGGGAGTATTATAATTGAGACGTAATTCAAATAATGGAATTGGCTGGTTATACCTTTAGTTGAAAATAGTGAAATGGCTCTGTAACTCAGATGGCGTGAGGCTGCCGAGACTAATTAGCCCTCCCCGGGGCTTATGATTTGACTCGTTCGGCATCATCACGAAGTAGGAGAGTTGGTATAATAAAGGGAAGGTAAATGGTCTTGAGGGTCTTGTTGTGTCTGGGTCTTTTTAACTAACTTAAACCGAGTTGAGGGCGCCGATACTATTAGGGGTATCTATTCAATAATTATTTAATATAAGAACTATATACTATAATTATATAAAGATTTATATACTATAAATTATATAAAGAATTATATACTAAGATTTATATACTAAGATTTATATACTATAATTATATAATAGTTTATATAAAGATTTATATTCAGGTATTAAATTATAAAATTATTATAGGAATAAATACTATACTAAAGTATTATATGAAAAACTATCCTAAAGGATGGTGTTATTTTATTTCAAATAGTGTATAATTATAATATAAGTTAATTAAATCTTATGAACATTGACAGCAAACTAAATAAAATTAAATACTAAGAAATGTAACAATTTTATTTAAAACTATTTACAAATAGATTATAATAGCTTATAATTATAATATAAAGATTGATTGATTTTAACCCATTAGGTCAACAGTCTAAAGATAGATAATGGGACAAAAGAAAGCAGGACAATTATGACAAAAGCAAAAGAACAAAACACAGTAAGAGTTTTTAACATTGAGGTTGAAAACAAAAAGTATGACACAAGAGCTTTAGCTCAATTAGTTCAAAACAAATTTGATGAACTAGAAACAGTTGGTCATGTTAGTTACTTTATTTTAGGACTTAAACATTTAGGATTGATTGATGAGTCCTATGCAATGGTTGCAGCCATCATCAATAAATTATTTGAAATTAAAGGACTACAAACTAACACAACAGAAAGGTGCCAAGCATGGTATATGCAAAAGATTAAAAAAGGCCTTGTAAATATCAATGAACCATTCAAGGCAGGTCGCAAAAAACAGAACATAACAAAAGAACAAATTGACTGTCTTTTTGCCTAATCTAAAATCTAAACTAAATCAATGGGACTCATCAAAAGATGGGTCTCATTTTTTTTTATTTGAACCAAAGGAGGATAATATAAAGGAGGATAGATTATTGTTACAAATTTTAGTATTATTTACGGCGCCCTCTCGCGAGAGGGCCAGAGGCTATAGTATATGCCGGTGGCACATTATAAAATTAAACTTTGTTATATTATTTAGAGTTCTCTCACGAGAGAACCAGAGGTTGTTATTGTGCGTTGCACATAATAAAGGAGGAGAAGTGCATTTGTATGGAGATGTCGCAGGGCACTTGAAGTTGAAATG